CTGCTTTTTTTTGAAAGAGAAGCAGTCGAAGAAAGGCTGAACGCCGGCCTTGAGGATGACATCCCGGGGCTCGTCGATTACGAGAACGTCCCCGGCGTGATCGGGGCTGTCATCTCTGCCGGGCGGGCGACGCTGCACGAGTGCGAGACCGTCTATTCCATCGGGGATGTCTATCTTATGATGGAAATCGTCTCGGTCGATGCCCACAACAAGAAGCTCGCCGAGGAGTTCTATAGGCAAAAGAGCGAGAGAAGATAGGGGCCCGGTTTATGGCGACGATCATCGACAGCCTTGTCGTCGAACTTGGTCTTGATGCCTCGAAATTCGAGAAGGGGCAGCGCCAGGCCGTCGAGAGCCTGCGCAAGTTCGAGAAGGACGCGACCAAGCACACTGGCAACGCGCTCGAAGGCTTCGACAAGCTTTCCGCTTCATTCAAAGAGCTACAGGGCCGGCTGCTCGCGATTGGCGCGCTGATCGCGGCCGGCCTCGGCTTCAACCGGCTGATGCAGGACGCGACGAAGCTGAACTCCGAGCTCGGCTATATGTCGAAGCAGATCGGGGTTTCCGCGCAGGAATTCTCGAAGTGGCAGCTTGCCGGCGCGACCGTCGGCGCGACCGCTCAAGACATCGCCTCAAGCTTTTCTGTGATTCAGAAGAGCATGGCGGACATGCAACTCGGCAAGGGATCATTCCTGCACGAGTTCGCGCGCACGACTCATGTCATGGGGCAGGGCCCGGCGGTCGAGCTCTACGATCAGAAAGGGCAGGCGCGCAAATCAAGCGACATCCTTGTCGACATCTCGAAATGGTACGCGGCGCAGCAAGACAAGAACGTCGCGACACGGCTGATGGAGCAAATCGGCTTCGGCAAGGGCATGATCAACATGATCGGCCTCGGCCCGGAGGAGCTCCAGAAGCGGCTGAAGGAAGCCGAGGCATTTGCGCCGAGCGACGAGCAGATCAAGAAGTTTCAGGCGCTGCAGGAGCAGTTCGGCAAGCTTGCGGTCGTCGTCGAAGCGCTGACGCGCGCGTTCGCGGAGAAGCTTGCGCCGATCCTGACGAAGATCCTGAAACTGATCAACGAGGTGCTGTCGCGCTGGTACAGCGGCGAGAATCCGGCCGATGCCGCGGCTGATTCGCTCGCCAAAGGCGGCATGAAAGAGCTCACCCCGAACCCGGAGAAGCCGGGGCTGTTCTCGCGCGGGTGGAGCTGGCTGAAGAAGAAAACCGGCTTCGGCGGCACGGAGGAGGGCGGCGGATCAGCGCCCGGCGGCGCGACATCGGGGACATCGGCGTCAGATGCCGCGTCCCCAATGGGGACATCCAACGGGACGCTTGCGGAGCAGAGGAAGTCGTTTCAGGAGCAGCTGAAGAACAATCCCGAGCTCCGCGAGAAGATCCTGCGCATCATGTACAACGAGCAGGGGAAGAACCCGGAGGGGACGCAGGCGATCGCCGAATCAATGATGAACCGCGCCCTTGTACGGGGCACGAGCCTCGAAAAGGAAGCGAGGTGGGCTCAGAGCGAAGGCGGCTATTACGATCAGGGCAACATGGGGCGCGGGGCGCTCGAAAACCCGCAGGTCCGGGATCTGCTAGAGAAATCGCTCGATCGCGCGCTTGCCGGCGGCAATGTCAGCAATTACGCGACGGACAACGCCTCGTCGTGGCTCGCGGAAAAGCACAAGGTAACGGGGCAGTTCATCCCGACGCGAGACAAGTTGCACGGCGAGACGTTCTTTTCTCCGGACACCCGCATTTCGTCGCACATGACCCGATGGCTAGCCTGGAAAGAGCGGGCTGAAGCGATGGAACGGACGCGCAAGGCGAGCACCGGCGGCGGTGGCACCGGCGGCTCTAAGGGCGATGATCTGACGCCGAGCGAAAGACAGCTGATGGACCTTGTTAAGCCCGGTCCGCGGCGGCCTGTCGTGCCGGGCAGCGGCGTCCCGAGTGCCGACGGTCCAGGAACGCCGGCTGATGGGGCCGCGGCGCGATCGTTCGATCGATGGAAGAACCTCGGCATCGGCGCGCAGGGGGCCGTTGCGCGCGGCGGCGACTCGAACGTGTCGAACACGACGACGAACAGCACGCATATCGGCACGATGAACGTGACGCCGCCGCCTGGCGGAGACCCCGGGGAGTACGGCGCCGGGATCCGCAGCGAGCTCCGCCGGTTCGACAACGTCCAGAATGCGAATACAGGGTTGAGGTGACATGGCGCTTCCGGCAGGAATTCCGAACCTCCTCGGCGACGTCGCGGGCTTGTTTCTCGCGCCGACCGAATTGCTGACGTTCGACTCCTTCATCGGCTATGGGCTCGGAGCCCCGCCGGAGTGGGGCGTTTTCTTAAACGGGGTGCCCGTCATCCTCGCCGACACGGTCACAAGCTTCGGGTTTAAGCAGGCATGGTCGGTCTCGGATTACCCCGTCGAGCGGGGCGGCTTCGAGAGCTATGACAAGGTGAACTCGCCGTACATCGCGCAGGTTCAATTCGTGTCGGGCGGCAGCGAGGCGAAGCGACAGGCGCTGCTCGACTCGATCGCGGCGATCGGCGACACGCTGACCCTTTACGACGTCATCACGCCGGAGGCGATCTATGTCGGAGTCAACGTCACGGCCTACGATTATCGCCGGACCGCTGTGAATGGGCTGGGGCTGATGATCGTCGACGTCACGCTGCTCGAGATCCGCGAGGAGGGGACGACGGATTTCAAGAACACGAAGTCGCCGAGCGGGTATGCTGCGGACTCGGCGGGCAATGTTCAGTCGCCGGAGATCGTCGATCAACTTGCGCAAGCCGGAGTCGGATGATGAACCTTGTTCCGCTGCAATCGGTCCCTTCTCAGAAGCTGAAGACGGTTCTCGGAAATCAGATCGTCGAGATCAGCCTACGCCAGCTGCGCTATGGCCTGTTCATTGACGTCTACGTGAACGGAGCGCTCGAAATCGGCGGGGTGATCTGCGAGAACCTGAACCGAATCATCCGCAGCGCGTATCTGAACACTGAAGCCGGATTCTCCGGAGACTTCGTCTTCCAGGACACGCAAGGGACCGATAATCCCTATTACACTGGTCTCGGGACGCGGTTTCAGTTGCTCTACTTGTCGCAGGATGACCTTTCCGGGCTTGGGCTTGCAGGATGACATACGCGCGCCGCTACATCGACGTGACTTTCGAGGGGCCGGCAACGGTCAAATTCAACGCGCGCGGGAAGTTCGCGCTGCGGACGGCTGCCCGGATCATCAAGGCTGGCGGGTACAATCTCGGCTCGCTCGAGCTCGACATCCGCGGGCTGTCGCTTCAGCACATCAACCAGCTATCGACGTTCGGCACGCGGTTTCATCCGAACTACAACTATTCGATCACGGTCGAGGCCGGCGACGAGATCAACGGCATGTCGACGGTGTTCGTCGGTCAGATCCAGCAGGCATGGGGGGACATGCGGGCCATGCCCGATTGTCCCTTTCACGTCATGGCAATTTCGGGCGGCTCGGCAACGACCATGCGGGCGCCCCCTTCGAGCTATCAGGGGCCGACCGAGGCGTCGACGATCCTGAAAAAGCTCGCCGGCCAGGCCGGGCTGTCCTTCGAGGACAACGGTGTAAAGAGCAAGCTTGCCGACCCCTATTTTTGGGGGTCGCCATGGAAGCAGATCAAGGAGGTGATCAACGCGGCGCGGATCGATGGCTTCATCGACAACAAGACGCTCGCGGTCTGGCCCCGCAACGGATCGAGGGGAGGCGACGATCTCTTCATCTCGCCGCAGACCGGGATGCGCGATTACCCGTCGTTCACGGAATACGGTGTTCAAGTTCGAACGGAGTTCAAGCGAGCGATCAATTACGGGGGCATGATGACGATCCAGAGCGACATCAAGCCCGCCTGCGGAAAGTGGCGGATCATCCGCATCGACTATGACCTTCAGGCGAACACGCCGCGAGGCAATTGGTTCGCTGTTCTAGACGGCGCACAAATCGGCGCCCCGGTGACCCTGCAATGACCAACGATCCGTCCTACGGCCACAATTACGCGAACGATCCGCTCACGAATTTCAATTCGATGCGGTTCGCAATCGACATGGCGTCGGATGCGAAGATGAACTGCACGATTGTTCAAGTGAAGAAGGTCAAGACGGACGGAGGCGTCGCGCCGATCGGCCGCGTCGAGGTGCAACCGCTTGTGCAGATGGTCGACGGCGTCGGAAAGACGGTCGATCACGTCAGCGTCTACAACCTGCCATATATCCGGATGGTCGGCGGGAAAAGCGCGGTGATCATCGACCCGAAAGCCGGGGACATCGGCATCGTCGTCGTCGCGGACCGCGACATCTCGGGCGTCAAGAACTCGAAGAAGGTATCGCCTCCTGGATCGGCGCGTTCGAACAACATTGCCGACGGCATCTTCATCGGCTGCTGCCTCTCGAATAAGCCCGAAAATTACATCCGGTTCGTCGACGATTCGACGATCGAGCTCACGCCGGACAAGGGGGTGACGTCGATCTGGCTGCGGCCGAACCGGATCGACCTCGGGATGAAGGACGCGCCGCATGCGGTCGTGACGGTTGACGGGCCGTCGACGAAGGTGTTTGCCGTCATCAGCGAATCCGGATCTCAGGACTGAACGATGCCCTCAACCCTGCTGCTCAATCCCGAAACCTGGGATCTCATGGTCACCGCTTCCGGCAACATCGCCGTCGCGGCGGAGCCGTATGCGCTTGCGCAGGACGCCGCGAGCGCGATCAAGCTATTCCAGGGGGAGGATTACTACGACACAACCCGCGGCGTCCCCTATTGGGAGACGATCCTCGGCCATTGGCCGTCGGTGTCCGTCATGAAGGCGTATTTCGTCCGGGCTGCGCTCACGGTGCCGAACGTCGTCGCTGCGCAGGCCTTCATCGAATCCATTGAAGATCGGCGTCCGAAAGGGCAGGTTCAGGTCACAGACAGGGCTGGAGCTCTGACAACCGTGGGGTTCTGATCAATGGCCGTTCCTCAACCGACCTTCGGACCGAACGGGTTCATCACGCCGGCGGAAGCGGACATCCTTGTCGCGGTCAAGGAGGACGTCAACACGGCTTTCGGCGGCGTCCTCAACATGGCCGACGAGACGCCGCAGGGGCAGCTATCGGTCAGCATGGCGGCCGCGATCGGCAACAAGAACGACGCCTTCGTGTTCCTGTCGCAGCAGTTCGACCCAGCCTACAACAGCGGGCGCTATCAAGACGCCATCGCGCGCATCTATTTCATCGAACGGTTCGGTGCGCAGCCGACATCGGTGATTTGCACATGCTCCGGGCTGCAGGGGGTCATCATCCCCGCCGGCTCGCTTGCACTCGGCCAGGACGGCAACCAATACGTCGCGACGGAGAGCGGCACGATCGGGATCAGCGGCACCGTCGACATGAACTTCGCGTGCACGACGAACGGCCCGATCCCCTGTCCGGCGGGCAACGTCAACGGGATTTTTCAGGCGATCAATGGCTGGGACTCGATCACGAACGCGACGGAGGGGGTTCTCGGCCGCGACACGGAAACGCGTCAGCAATTCGAGGAGCGCCGGTTTGCGTCGGTAGCGAAGAACTCCGTCGGTTCGCTGCCGGCGATCCGCGGCACGGTGCTCGCGCTCGACGGCGTTCTCGACTGCTACGTGACGGAGAACGTGCAGCCGACGCAGCAGACGATCCGCGGCGTCCTGCTCGGCCCGAAATCGCTCTATGTCGCCGCGGTCGGCGGGGACTCGAATGCGATCGCGCGCGCGATCTGGACGAAGAAGGCGCCGGGCTGCGGCTACAACGGAAACACCAACGTCACGGTCTACGACACGAACTCGGGATATTTTCCGCCGTTACCGGCTTATGCCGTCGCGTTTCAGCGGCCGCCGTCCCTGTCGATCCTGTTCAAGGTCGATATTCAGAACAACGCGCAGGTGCCGTCCGATGCGGTCGCGCAGGTGCAGACCGCGATCATCGCGTCTTTCGCCGGCACCGATGGCAGCCAGCGCGTCACGATTGGCAGCGAGATCTTCGCCGCGCAGTTCTATAGCGCGGTCCGCGCGCTCGGCAGCTGGGCGCAGCTGAAGTCGCTCAAGATCGGCTCGAATCAGGCACCGGATGCCGTCGTCACCGGATCGATCGCGGCCGCGGTGATGACGGTGACGGCAGTCACTTCGGGCGTAATCGTCGCCGGCGGCACGGTCTCGGGCGCCGGTGTTCTCGACGGCACGAGGATCATCAGCCAGCTGACGGGGACGCCTGGCGGCATCGGCACCTATTCCGTGACGCTGTCGCAGACCGTGACGCTGCATCCCCTCACGATGGCATCCCCGACGCTCGACACGATCACGCCGACGATTGACGTCGTCCCCGCGGTCGTCGCAGCCAACATTCAGGTGACCTTCACATGACCGACACGGGGCCTCCCTATCCGCCTCCGCCGGCGGCGGGGTCGAACGCGATCGGTGTCTTTGCGATCGGCGAAAGCCCGCTCGGCAGCATCCCGCCGTTCGACATTTGGGAAACGGTGATCAGCCAGTACGCGAACAGCCCGTCGCTGACGGAGTTGATCACGAACTTCGGCCAATACCTCGATCCGACGATCAATATCGAGGATTTCTTCGACTTCATGATGAACGTCGACACGGCGGTCGGCTACGGTCTCGACGTGTGGGGGCGCATCGTCGGCGTCGGGCGGCTGCTCAACCTGCCGACGCCGAGCAGGTTCTTCGGCTTCGCGGAGGGACAGCCGGATTATGACGGCTTCAACCAGTCGCCATTCTTCAACGGGCAGGAGCTCACGCAGGTTTATCGGCTCGCCGACATCCCGTACCGGAAACTGATCCTTGCAAAGGCGCTGTCGAACATCTGTGATGGCTCGATCCCGGCTATCAACCAGCTGCTGATCAATCTCTTCGTCACGCCGGGCCGCGGCAATGCCTTTGTGACGGAGGGGTATCCGGGAGTCGCGTTCTTCGGGTTTCAGGAGTCTGTCACCGCGTTCGGCTTCAACCAAGCCCCGTTCTATAATGGGTCGCCGGCGATCGAGAACATGGTCATCACCTATACGTTCATGTTCAAATTGTCGCCCGTGGAGGAAGCTATTGTCTATCAGTCGAATGTGTTACCGAAGCCTTCGGGCGTTCGACTGAACGTCGTTCAGATTTATTGAGGGGGAGCCTTCAACGATGCAAGCCTCGGACATCCCGACGAAGTTTCAGATCCCGTTCGCGAACAGCGCAGGCGTCGGGTACATCCGCAACATTCCGCAGGCGTCGCAAATCGGCATCGTCGATGGCGCCGCATCCCTCACGGACGGCTTTCCTCCGCTGAACTTCCTTCCCCTCGGGGCCGGTGGGGTTCCGCCGTTCGGCCAGGACTTCAACGGCCTGCTGAAGCAGATGACGCAATGGTCGCGGTGGCAGGGCGCCGGCGGCATGGTGCGTTTCGACGCGACGCTCTGTACCGCCATGGGCGGCTATCCGCAGGGCGCGATCGTTGCGGCGACGAACGGCCTCGGGTTCTGGTACAGCCTTCTCGACAACAATCTCAACAACCCGGACACCGCGACGAACCCGCTCGCTTCCGGATGGCTTGGCTTCTTCGCGCCGGTGCAGTTCCTCACGGCGAACGCGAACTATTACGTCAATCCGGCGACCGGAAGCGATTCCTATGACGGCACGGCAGCGGTCGTAGGCGGCGGTCACGGGCCATGGGCGACGCTGCAGAAGGCGATGAACTTCATTACGCAGTTCAACTTGAACGGCTTCAACATCGCGATCAATTGCGCCGATAACCCCAACTATGCGCCGTTGACGTTGTATCCGATCCCGGGCTCCGGCAACGTGAATTGGGTCGGTAACTCGACGACCCCGGGCAATTGCAAGATCGTCGCCGTCTCTGTCAGCGCGATCAGCGCGCAGTATTGCGGCCAATCTCACACCTTCAATGGATTCGCTTGTCAGGCGACCGGTGCCTATACTAACGATCCGATGATCGGCCTTCATGTCGTCGGATCCGGAACGAAGATCCAGGCATCGAACATGAGCTGGGGTGCCTGCCTCGGAGGTCACTATTCCGCAGAGCAGGGCGCATCGCTCAATATCGCCGGGATCGAGATCGTGACCGGAGGATGCGCGGGGTCCGTTGGCGGCAACGGTGCGCACGCGAACGTGTCCAATGGCGCTGTGCTTCAGACACCCGCTGCGATCCAAACGACTGTCACAACGGCGGTGTCGTTTGCGGCAGGATGGTTCTCGGCAAGCGGTGTCGCCCTCGGCCAGATCCTGTATGCGCCGCTCACCGGCGGCGGCAACGTCACAGGTCAGCGCTATCAGGTGAACACGAACGCCGTGATCAACACGAATGGCGGCGGCGCGACCTATTATCCCGGCACGGTTGCGGGGACTACGTCGACAGGGGGGCAGTATGTTTGATCGGTTCTTTGCACGGACTGCTCTCGCGGCAGCACTATCGCTTATCGCTTCGCCTGCGCTCGCCGGCAGCAACCCCGGATGGACGCACGGCTATGTTCCGACCGCGGCGCAATGGAATGCGGAGTTCGCGTCGAAGCAAGACGATCTCGGGTATGTCCCGATCAACAAGGCTGGCGATTCGATGTTCGGTCGCCTCGGCTTGTTCGCAGCGACGGCCGATTCGTCCGGATTGAACATCGGCGTCGGCGTCACGCCGACGGCGCCCAAGAATGGCGACGTCTGGATGACGACGCTCGGCGTGTTCTATCGCAACAACGGCGTGACGGTCGGGCCGCTGTTCGGCACGAGCGCAGCGTCGGCGCTGTCGAAAGTCGACGACACGAACGTCACCGCGACGCTCTCCGGGACACCGGGGACGGCGCTTCTGCAGCCAGTGACGATCACCTTCGGATGGACCGGAACGCTCGCTGCGGCGCGCCTGAACGCGAACGTCGTGCAGGCGATTACGAACGACACCAACGTCCACGGGTCGATCGCTGCGCAGAACCTGACTCTCTCATGGGCGGGACAACTCTCGATCGCGCGGGGCGGCACCGGGGCGAGCACGGTCGACGGCGCGACCCAGGCGCTGTTGCCGCCTCAGTCGCGAACAGGCGGCATCGTCTATTGGGACAACACGGGGGGACGGTGGACGTCTCTTGCCGGCAACAATGCCGGAACAAGGCTCCTGCAGGAGGACGCGACCGGAACCCCATCGTGGGTAGTCGCCGGCACCGGAACGGTGACTTCCGTCAGCTGCTTCGGCACTGCGATCACGGCTAGCGGAACGTGCATCACGACGGGGCAGATCCCCGGGACGGCGACTAACGACAATGCGACGGCGGGCAATGTCGGAGAATACAAGTCGGCGATCGTCCTATCCGCCGGTGCAGTCAACCTCACAAGCGGAACCGCAGTAGACATTACGGCGCTATCCTTGACGGCGGGTGATTGGGATGTCTCGGGCCTCTGCGCGACCCAGCCTACTGGCGCGGTTGTGACGACTGTTCTGATCTGCAACATCACGACAACGGCAAACACCCTGAACAATGCGCCGAGCGATGGCGGAGCGATGGCGTTCAACAATGCGACGCAGACCGCGGGCGGCGGTCAGGCGATCACAACGGACGTCGCTCGCGTCTCGATCGCAGGAACCGTGACGTATCACTTGGTCACGCAGACGACGTGGTCCGGCGGTACGAGTTTGGGCGGATACGGCAAACTCAGAGCGCGCAGGGTCCGCTAGGGCTATTTTGCCCCTTGTGAACCGAGGTGCCCCGGGCGATAAGTTCCCCTGTTAGGAACGATACAGGGAACATACTGATGCGCAGATTTCTGATGGTTGTGGCGACGATCCTCGCCGCGGCCTGTTTTTCGGATGCCAGCGCTCGCGCGGTCATTCCGGTCAGTTCGACGACGACACTCCCGCTTGCTTGTGACGGCGACATCGCCGCATCCGGCGGCTACATGCAATTGACTCTGCCGGCGGCACCGATCGTCGACGGATGCGACATCTTCCTGATGAACATTGACTCGACGTCGGGCAAGTTTCTGATCGGCTTCCCCTCGGACGTCAATCCGAAGCTCTATCCGAACACGGGCGTCGGCGTGACATCCGTTGGCGGTCAATGGGTCTCGAAGAGCAAGCCGGGGCGCTTCCGCATCCCAGGCGGGACCATGATCTATGTCTCGGATATGGGGAACGACAACAACGACGGCTTGTCGCCGGCGACGCCGCTCCGCCATAACTACAAGGCGGTGCTCGTCGTTCAGTCGGATCTCGATACGAATCAGACGACGCCGTTCATCGCATTGAAGGCGGGGTCCGTATTCGCGGATGATCCGATCAACCTCGGCGGCCAGCCGACCGGCGGCAACCTGATCGGATTGACGATCTATGGCGGTCCCGGGGTCGCGACGATCACGAACGGAGATTACGGCGCGATCAACGTCGGGGACAACGCGGAGCTCGATTACGAACTCCCCGCGGGAACGGAGCTCCGCCTTCAGGGCAACTACAACGACCGCTTCGGGCAGGCATCAGGCATCTATCAGCACAACAACGGTCTGTGGGATGGCAACCTGTCGTCGACGTCGACGGGGGTGCTCACGATCATCGGGAACGGCCCCAATACAGCGGCCTTCTTCTTCGATGGTCCAACGCCAGGTGCGGCAGCCGACAAGATTTTCCAAATCGGAGGACAGTTCGGCGACGTCTGGCATATGGACGAAGGCGGCGGCCGGTTCACCCTTTCGGCGAAGTTCCGTCCGATCACCTTCAACGGCCGACCCTGTTACATCACTCGCTATGTCGCCGTGCTCGGCAACGGACAACTTCTGCTCGGGCCGCCCGATCAGTTCCCGAGCGGGAATCCTGCTGCTCCCAACTATGTGCCCGGGACCGTCTATGGAAATCCTGTCCAGCCGTCTATTGTCGCCGGCACCGCGCTCATTGTAAGCGGCGGCATCACCGTCGAGGGCGGACCGATTACGCAGCTGCAAAGCGGAAAGGTCTACTCGACTAAGCAATGATCTAAGGCTCTGACGAGCCCAACATCAGGAGATCCGAGCCATGGTTGCTACGAAAAATCAAATCCTAGTCTCGGCTCTCCTGACTTCAAACGCGGAGCGGTGGCCGAGAGCTCAGATCACGAGATCAGGGTTCTCCGCTGTTGCTACGCGGCTTGTCGCGGCGAAGGCGCGCTACAAAGCCGTCGAGACGAAAACCGGCGTGCCCTGGCCGGTGATCGCGGTGATCCACGAGCGGGAAAGCACACAGAATTGGGCGAAGTCGCTTGCGCAGGGTGATCGGTGGGACCACGAGTCAACGCATGTTCCGGCCGGCCGCGGCCCATTTGCTTCATGGGAAGAGGCTGCGATCGACGCGCTCGTGAACTGCGGACCTTATGCCGCGCGCTGGAAGGATTGGTCTATCGGCGGGATCCTGACGCTGCTCGAGCAGTACAACGGCCTCGGCTATGCCCGCATGGGGAAGCCGAGCCCGTACATTTGGGCCGGGACAAATCAGTATGTCCGCGGGAAATATGTTCACGACGGCGTCTACGATCCCGACGAGGAGGACAAGCAACTCGGATGCGCCGGCCTTCTGATGGCGATCGCGGCGCTCGATCCGAGTGTCTCGTTTGCCGCGCCGCTACCGACGTCGCCGGTTGCGCCGTCGCCGGTGCCGGCCAAGGATGCGGTCTGGTTGCAGAGCACGCTGAACAGGCTCGGCGCCGATCCGCAGCTGACTGTCGACGGCTTCCTCGGCCCGGCGACTCGCAATGCGGTGCGGGCGTTCCAACTCGCAAAGGGTCTTGCCGTAGACGGTATCGCCGGACCGCAGACCATTGATGCTCTTGACAAGTCCACAACTGCCGGGCTCAAGGTGGAGACGCCAAAAGTCCCGCCGGACATTGTCCTGCCGCCGCCGGGAACGAAGGCGCGAACCGATCTTGCCCCGACATTTTGGGGGCGGGTCTTGGATCTCTTCAGGGGGCACTGACCGATGACGAAGAACCTGACGGCACCCGTGATCATCACGATCATCGTCCTCGTCGGGTTCACGTCGTTGTCGATCATGGCGATGAAGCCGCAGGCGGCCGGCGTCGAGAAGGACGTCGTCCTGTACCTGCTCGGCGCCTGGCAGTCTCTCGCATCGGCCGCGGTCATGTATTGGGTCGGCTCGAGCGCCGGCTCGAAGGGCAAGGACGACGTCATCAGGGCAATGACGGGCGGCGCGCCTGCGGCTGACGAGGTGAAGCAATGATCGCGCTCCTTACCGCCCTGCCGGCGATCCTCGGCGCCCTCACCGGCATGGTGCCGGCGCTTGTGCAGCTGTTCACGCTGAAGGCCAACAATGCGCAGCAACTCGCAATGGCTCAACTCCAGTTGCAGGCTCAGAAGGAAGGCGTCGCGCTACAGATTGATCTCGCGGCTGCTGAAGCTGATTCTCGACAGGCAGACCGTCTTTATGGTTTTGGTGCTGGCCCTACTGGCATCAAATTTGTCGACGCGTTGGCAGTATTTGTGCGCCCCTACATCACCCTCGTTTTCTTTCATATCTGGCTTCTGCTCGAAGCCGGCCTCTTCGTCTACGGGGTGAACAACGGCTACGATCTCGGCCAACTCGTGAAGTTGTTGTGGCCGCCGGAGACCGCCGCTATCTTCGGCGCGATCATGGGCTTTTGGTTCGGTGATCGGATGTTGCTTCGAGGTTCCGAACGAATGGCGGCGACGCTCGCTGTCGCGGCGCCTCTGAAGGCGGCGAAAGCAGGAGGTTGATAATGGGCTTCTTTACCGGAACGATGCTTGGATTTGCCGCCGGCGGCGCCGTGATTTGGTTCTTCAAGGAGAAGATCCAAGGCCTTGTGATCGGAGCGAACGCTCTCTCCGCCAAGCTGCACGCGAAAGCAGATGCCGTCGCTGCTGCGGCGAAAACGCTGAAGGGCTGATCGGCGCCGGACCTCTCTGCCCTAGTTCTGCGTTGATACGGCGGAGGCAGGGCTTCGCCGTATTACACCGGAGGCAAGGATGCGAAATGGTGCCGGAAATGACTGCAGCCACGGCGGCGGGGATCGATTGGTTCGACTTTGTCAGAAACGGCGGGAACATAGCCTCCCCCCTCCTGCTTGCTGCCCTTATCTGGATGAACTCCGAGCGAAATCGACTGCTCTCCGAGCTCGAGAAAAGGGAAGAGAAACTCGAGAGTCTAGCCGAGCGGTGGCTTGTTGTGGTAACGGAACTCCGGACGTTCCTGTTCAGCGAACGAAGGGGTTCGCAATGAATGCGCTCGAAAGTCTGGCATCCTACCTGCTGCCGAAGCGGCAGCGTGTCCGCGGGCATTCGAGCGTAGAGCGAGCTCTAGACGCGACCGACGACTTGATCGCGAAACTCCGGGATTCGTTCCACATTGAGCGGGATCGGCAGAAGGCAGCGATCGAGGCTCGACATCGTCTTTAGGGGCTGCTACAGGTTGCGCGTGCGGTGGCGTCTCGGCGTTACCGCTGCCCTCCTTGGGCGTTTCCTCCCTATGACTAAGGCCGCCCCGGCAACGGACGCGGCCTTTTCTTTTGGTCAGAGGATCATCTCCTCGCAGATGTACACAACCGCGCTCCAAGGCCGCCGGAAGCCCGGCCGGCTGCAGATCTCGCAGCGGACATAGACCGCGGTACAGGCGCGGCGACCGCCCGTCTTGGTCGGGAAGTCGATGTAGACGTCCCTCCTGCCGGTCTCTTTCCACTCGTGCCGATGTTCCACGTGAAACATCCCTATCGGACGCAATTTCCCATGACGTCGAGGCGGTCCCCAATGGTCACGCATGGCGGCCCGTCCTGCGGCGGCCGCGTCGAATAGCCGTAGAGCGCCCCGAGGCATAGGGCGACGACGGCGGTAGCGGCTGCGATCCAGTCTCTTGCGGTCATCATAGATTTGGTCCTTCCATCGCTTCAGGGGTTGGCGGCATCACCCGGCGCAGTTCGGGATCTCGCGGTTTGGAAACCATGGGGCGACCCATGGCGTAATCGGGACATCGTACCCGGTCATCTGCGGATGCTTCGGGTGCCCGTCGTCGTTGACACCGATCGTGTAGAGCAGCCGGCCGACGTCGTCGGCAATCCGGACGACGTCCTTCCATCTGCCGCGCAGCGCCTCGGGAAGCTTTGCTAGAGCACCCCAACCAGCGACAACGCGGTCGGCCTGCAGCATCATCGCGCGCAGATGTGCGTCGTTCTCCGGACCGATGGGATCGCGCGCAGAGCGGAGCCCGGAGACCTCTTTCGAGCGGAAGGCAAACTTGTTGCCGACGAGGATTCGGCCGTAGCCGGCGCGCTCGGCGAACCCGACGCACTTCTTGATCGTCTGGTCGTCGGTCTCGGCGTCGGCCGTCGAGGCGTTCACCATGACGAACATCAGGGTCGCGTCGCGCGCCGAGGAGGGGCCGAAGACGCGCTCTAGCCGGTAGCGGTACAGCCCGCAAGGGGAGATGACGGCGGAGCGCTTCATGTCGGGAATTGGCGGACGATCGGGCGCCCGTCCGGGAAGGGCTTCTTGCCGGCGTTCTGCTTCAGGAAGTAGGCGACACCGGCAAGCTCACAGTCTAGCCGGACGTTCGACTCCCACTCCGGAAGCATTTCCCGATAGCCGTGACCGCTCTCCCCGCCGCAGATCAGCCAGTGCAAGCCTTCGACAAAACGATACCCGTCCGGGTCGGCGTAGAGGCGCAACGGTCCTAGCGCCGGCTCATAGGAGCAGAAGCGGACGGCCGCGGGAATGTCACGGATGATCGGCCATCGGCGATCGAAATGCTCCTGATCCTCGGCGGTGAAGCCGAGCCAGACGTTCGTCCAAGGCCATTGTCGAGCGAGCCCGGCAACGCTGACCGCCTTCGTGAGCATCTTCTCGATATTCTCCGGGCGCTTCGTGAGCAGGAGCCAATCGAGCTCCTGAGTCCGCGAAATCATCTCGAAAAGATCATACCGCCATTCCGCCGGGACTTGATTGTCGAACACGTCGGCGAGCGAGGCGCAGAAGACGCGCGGGCGCCCGGGCTCCGGAGCACGTTCAGACGGGTGTAGCCGCTCCTCAACCGAGCGGCGCGCCTCCCATGCCTGCCGCTCCGCGCGTGCCCTCCGCGCCCATTGCAGCGGCTTCTTCCAGTTCGCCTCCGACGTCCGCCGGTAGTCGCCGGCCTGGCCGGGCTCGCCCCATTGCTTAACCCATCCGCGAAACTTGTTCTGCGCGGCGGCATAGCAGTTATCGCAGCCGGGGCTGATCTTCGTGCATCCGATCCATGGGTTGAACGTGAAGTCGCACCATTCAATTGCGGTCTTATCGCCCATCAGCGAATCTCCCCTGCAGGCTTTGTTGAGTCCTTCGAGCGCGCTCGCGTTCAGTCGCCCCGCTTTGGGCGCGACAGCGCCGGGATCATGCTGCGGAATTTGGTGCGCCACCAATACGGGCGCGAGTGCTTGCGGGATTCCTCCTCGCAATCTCCGAACCACTTTCCATCCGCATCAGGCGCAGCGCCGAATAGCCATTCAAGAGCGACGCGAGGAACAGCGACGGTGTCCGCCTGTGATTGCTCAGTGCGCGAAAATGCACGGGAGATCAGCTTATCTGCCGTTTTGGTAGATGGGACGGCGGTGCTCTCTGTGGCATGTTGCCAAACAACATCGACAAGCCGTCGCAGATCACGCAGCTGATCTAGTTGCTCGACCGCCGAAGGAAGCGGCTTGGCGACCCCAAGTCTTGAAATCGGATCGTCCTCTGGCGCTGTCTGCGGTTCAGTGCCGGCCGACATGATGCGGATAAAGGATTGTGCCACCTCGCCGGCCGGATAGGCTGCTCGCGTATCGGCCGACCACTTCTCGACTTCATCCTCAATCGCTTCGCGCAACACCGCCGCACTATCGGCAGACTTCTTGCTCATGTCATAGACTCCCATTTGATCAGAAGGCCGTTGAACTCGCCGAGGCCGTGCTCCTGTTTCCAAAATTCGTGCATGTCCTCGGCGTGCTCAAAACCGTCGAGTTGGGCAAGCTCTCGCATGCCTCCCGGATATTCGGCACTGCCGACTCCGACATGCTTGCCATCGACCTCCGTCGGCATGGAATGCTCTTTGACGACGATGCGGATCGGAAGGACGGCGGTGCAGCGCCCCTCCCCGATCTTCTCGCATTGCTTCGTCCGCATGCCGTAATAGAGTTGCACCGCCTCGCCCGGGCGCGCGTGCCGGCGCCTGCCGATCGCGCGGATCGTCTGCCGCTTCGGTAGAGATGAGACGGCTAGATCACCGTCAATATCATCGATCGAATAGGGCAACCCAAGCCCAAGACGTATCGGCACGATGAAGCGCTTCTTGAAACTGTAGGCGGGCATCAGCGCTTCTCACACTTTCGGCCGATGAACAGATCGGTGAACTTCGTCGAGCCGAGCTCCGGCAAACCATGTGCGATCATGTCTGCGCGGAAGAGCTCGACGGAGGTCGCGAGAACCCGCTGGCATGCCTCGTAGGTCGGCTCCGGCTTGCCTTCGATCGGCCTGCCGCTGCAAAGCGCCTCGTATGTACAGATCAGAATCGGAATCCACATGGTTACCTCCATTCTTTCTTGATCATCTTGTCGTTGAACAGCTTCACCCAATCCGACATCCAATCAGTGTCGGGCGAAAGGGTGCCGTCGCAGATCATGTCGATGCAGCTACGGATCCTCGCGAGCGCGAGCTCGTCGCTGATTTCGATGAACTGCGCGGCAAAGTTCACCGGAGACATCCAGTGCCCCTCCGGGATGCCGTTCTCGATCATGCGGTTGCGATCCTTATTCGGATCAAGCGCGTAGACGTGCATCTCATGCGTCGCGCCGTCGACGTGAAACTTTGTCGGGCGGCTGTCGGGCATCGGGCGGAGATGAATCAGAATGATCGAATACGAATGCCAGATCGGATGCGCCCAAGGCGCTTCAACAACCCAATGCGCGAGACCGGCGTCATCTTCAGGGCGAACACCCATCAGCCTACGGCCGGCATCAAAATCGGCAAGCCAGGCGCGCCCCTTTAGCCCCGAGACGTCCGGCTGCTTTGTGACGACGTCCTTGATCTCAGACTGCGCATCGGGGCCGCCAATCGCGCGGGCGTTGCCGGCGCCGGTGCCGAGGACGGTCATCGTCCCGCCGTCCAAGATCAGGTTCACCTTGTCTTTGTCGCGCATCACTTTCTCCTCTTCGGGAATGACCGCTTCGGCCATCTTGTTTCGCCGGCCTTCATCTTCTTCTTCGACTTGGCGAAGCCGACAGATCGCCATTTCGAGGGATTCTTTTTCAGATCCTTTGCAGCGGCTGCTTTCTTCTGCCGGCGGCGTTCCCGCTTGATCAGCGTGATGTCGGAGAACTGTCCGTGATCGCCGCGGATGCGCGTCTTGACGTCGTGAGAGCCGTCGTGCTCGGCGCCGTGCGGCCGATAGGCGAGATATTCGGGATCGTTGGCTGCAGGCGTGTAGACGGTGCTCTTTCCCTCGCCGGTGCGCTCGCGCAGCGCAAGCGCGGGATCATGGTCAAGGCGGAGATCCTCCGGCAGACACATCAGGGCGTCGGCAAGCTGCCGCATTAGGAGCGCGTGTAGCCTGCCGAGACCGCGCGGTCTCGCCGTGATCACTGCATTCGGAAACATCTCTCCGAGTTGCCGGAGCAGAACCCGGCACTTCACCTCGAGCGGGATCGGCGGGCGGAAAAGTCGTGCCATCAGAAGAGCTCCAGCTGCCCCAACGGGCCGGCCGCGACGGGTTTCGGCGCCGCTGCAAACGACTTCGGATAGAGCGCGGCCGCCGGCGTCGGCGTCGCCGAATGCTGCGCAAGGGTCAGTGTGTTGCCGTGCACGAAGATCCCCGAACTATCGGTCAGCGCGGCCTGCAGATAGGCGCCATGCAGCGCGCGCGCATCGACATCGACGGCCAGCCAATGCACCTCGCGCGCGATGTCGAACCCGCGCTCACGGAGCACGAGGTTCGTTGCGAGGATCATCGCGCCGACGCCGCAGGACGGCTCCTGAATCGTGATATAGCGCTTGCCGTCGCGCAGCGCCTCGTCGCGGGTATGCGGGATCGCGAGCATCGCCATGACGCGGCAAAGGTCGAACGGGGTGAAGCATTGCCCCATGCCGGCATCGGCCGCGACTTCGTTGAACACCGGGCCGATGAAGTCGACGGGCTCGGAGCCGAGCGCGAGCGCAGTCGCGCCGAGCATGACGGCAAGATCGTGCATCGTTTCCTGCGGCTTCCGGCAGGCCTTCACGATCCGCATATATTCGGCTTCGTTGTCGTCGAAGGCTTTGCCGGCGAGCAGCTTGCCGCGCACGGAGCGAAAGCCGGCCTCGAGGAAATGGCGCACGACTTCGCCGGCGCGCCATCCCTCGCGGTGCCCGATGTCGCGGAACGCCTCATAGAAATGGTCGAACGGCTTCCGGTGCGCGTCGGTCGTCAGGCGGACGTCACGCTTTTTCATCGGCTAGACCCGCCCGTTGATGACTGCGTTATGCGCTCCGCCGTCCCTGTAACGCTCGGCTGCCGATCGGCAGCGTGCAGCGTATGCAAGCAGCATCTCGCGGCGCGGACTGTCCGCATCCTTAGCTTCTCGCTCCGACGTCTCGGCGTCGGAGATCAAGTCGGCAAGCGCGGCTTCATCAAGGGTCATTTCGCAGTGTCCTTGGCGGATCGAAGGATGCGGAGCACCTCTTCGCGGGCTTCGTCATTGGTCGGCTCGCGGCCGAGGCGGGCGGCGAGTCGGTTCCAGATCGTATCCGGATTGTCGTTGCGCCAAGTGATCCGGACTTCGAGCGGCATAGGAATTATGCCTTCTGCTCGGCGCTCGCGCGGATGACGAGGTCGCAGGCGTGCTGCGCAGCCTCGGCGGTCTTGAACAGGCGCCGGCGCCGCCCATTGGGCGTGTGCAGAAACTTGCCGTTGACCATGGCGCCGTAGCTGAAGCGGCCATGACCGAAATCGACCGGGCCGGTGTGATCCGGGTTGTTGAAGGCTTGACGCGCGGTGATCGTTTCCATTGGTCGTTCCTCTTTGGCGGAAAGGGAGAGGCGACGTCAGACCGACGTCGCGCGTTTTCGGGATTGACGATCTTGCAGGATCTGCGCGATGTCGCGCAGCTGATCATGGGTCGTTTGGCTGTCGTATAGGAACCAAACGATGCGCGTCGCGATCTCCTCGCTTCCCGCAAAGTCGGTCAGCATGTCCGCAGTTCGCTCGTGCTGACCTTTCAAAGTGCCGCCTGAATACATGGCGAGTCTCCGTTTTCTTGGCGTACCGCATCAAGCGGTGGAGAAGCGCAGATGTCCACACCCCGGAGGCCTACTTTTTCGGGTGCCGCCGGATCTCCCGGGCCGTCGGGTTCTGCCGCTTGTCGGTCTTTCGCGCCTTCGGCGGCTTCGGCTTAATCGCCGCGATCTTCTCCCGGAGCTCAGAGGAAGAAACCTTCGCCTTCGCCTCCCGCTCCGCCGCCTTCTGATCGCGCTCGGCGCGCTCGGCGCGGGCCTCCCGCTGTTCGAGGAGCCACCGCTCCTTTGGCCCCATTTTGGAGTCGGACATCGCGCTCTCCTGCAGTCTCTTCGGGTTGGGGATCGCCAAGGACGGAGCAGGCGAACCGGATGATCCGTGACGAGCCGAGGCCTCGAACTCCGTCCCACGGTTTCAGGTAATCCGCGCCGGCGTGCCGGGTGCGGTTGTGAAAGCTGACTTGGCCGAACTCCGGGAGATCAATGTAGAGGACATACTCAAAGCCGACGGCGGCTCGGTCATATCCCCATCCCCAGGCGATTCCTTCCTGCTCGGCGAACTTTGCGAGGATGTCGGAAAGCAACCCGATCGACCAATCCTTGCGCTCGTATGCCTGCCGCTTGTAGGAACCGTTCTTGTTGCCGCCGCGGTATTTCTTCGCCCGCTCGGAGTTCTTGCAGGCGCGCAGCAGGTTCAGCGCGATCTCGCCGCGCGGGCCAATGGCGCGGAGACGGTTGTAAACCGCGATCGTCGCGTCGGCATCGGAGCCGTTATAGGCATCGTTGACAGAGCTCATGTCAGCACCTCGCGCGCCCAATCTGAAACCTGTACGCGGCCGGCGCCGGACCGCTGCAGCACGTCGATCGCGGTCAGGCTGCCGACGATATTGTTGAAATTGCCGCTTCCGGCTTGATACCCGGAGGCGCCGGCGAGATCGGAACGGGTCATGTTGCCGCGCCCCATGCTCAGGGCGGCATCCAAAACCCGCAGCTGCGGCGTCTCAAGGATCGAGCGCAGCTGGTCGCGAGCAGCCTCGGGCCCGATCGCCGAAACCTCGCAGATAAGCGCAAGCCGGCCAGGCGTCGGGATGCGGACCCTTTCCCCGCTCACGAGACCGCCGACGATGTTGTTGAAGTTCCCGGAACCGGCCTTGTAACCGGCCGCGGCGGCAACCTGCTCTCGCGTCGGCTCATTGTGTCCGACCGATCGCCAAAAGGCGAGGGATTGGAGCACCCGGAGGGCGGGCTTTGTCAGGCCGTCGGGCGTCGGCGCCGGAAGGGGGCGAGCCGTGGCAGGCCGGGGCACCGGTGCGGCGGCCGGCGCGGGCCGCTGTGTCGGGTAGGGGGCGGCTGCGCGCGTCTGTACGGGCTCCGTAGCAGCTGCGGCCCAAAGCGAAAACTGTCCGGCGGCATTGGCGGCGTCATGAGCGATTGTTCCGACCCTTTGAAATGCCGCGATGATCGGATCGCATTTCGCTGCGACCTCGCGCATCGCCCGCTCGTAACCATCGGAGCGGCCGTTCTGATAGGCGGTTTCGATCGCCTGCAGATCGGGCTTCCCAGCAGTCGCCTTCAGCCGAGAGATCTCTGCTCGCAATGCCTTCGGGTCGTTGGCCTTGGTCTCCGCCTCGACGGCGGCGAGGCGTTCCCGCAGCTTCCCGAGATCGACGGCGCCGAGCACCGCGTTCGGGCGCGTCTCGCCGCGCTTCGGCGCCCGCGACGAGTCAAACGTCGCCTTGGCCGGAAAGCTGACCGTTTTCAGGATTTCACGAGCCGGAAACCAGATCATGCCGTCTCCGCGGGAGAGGCTCGGCAGCGAGGCGATCATCTTCCGGCCCTCGATCTTGTCGGCCTGGCCGTCGATCCAGCCGCCGATCGCGTCACGGTCCTGCGACGCGGTCAGTTTCATCGCGACGATCCCGTCGGATTGGCTCAGAACATCCTTCGAGAGTACGGCCGGGCGTTGCGTGATCAGCCATGGAACGAAGCCGCGGGCGCGGCCGCGGCGAACAAGCGTTTCCATCATGCCGAGAAGTTTCGCGGCGTCGCCGTCCTTGTCGAGCAGGCGCTGCGGCGCCCACATATCGGCTTCGTCGAAAACGACGTGCAGCTGCTCGCCGTTGATGCCGCGGTACAGCGCGGTCAGGAAGGCGAGCATGAACCGGCGCTCGCCGGCCTTCGTGCCGATCCTGCTCAGATCAAGGATGCAGCTTTGCGCCATGCCGGCGACAGCCTCGCCGATCACGGCGCCGGCGGTTTCGGTCAGCGCGAGGTCACCATGATCACCGCCGAAGATCGGCAGATCGAAAGCAGGCGTCTTGCCGTCGGCGTGCAGCCGCAGCCCCCACCACACGCCGAGCGGATCGACGATGACGACTCGAGAACCCATGTCGAGCAGCATCTCGACGGCGAGCATTGCCGTGTACGTCTTGCCGCTGCCGGACATGCCGACAATCGAGATGCGGTCGTCGAGCGCGGCCGTTGGGATCGGAAACATCTTCATGAATTGCCCCTCTGTTCAAAATGTTCGAGAGCCGCGCGGATCGTTTTCCAGCGGCCGATGACGAGCTCGGCAACGGCACGAAGGCTGCCGGGTTCATAGCCGCTCGGCGTCTTGCGCCGCTCGGCGTTGGCGATTTCCTTTTCGATCTTCAGCGCGGTGTCGGATGCCCGGCCCGGCGCGTCGGCGCGCAGATCCGCGGCGATCGCCTTCAGGATCAGGTACGTGTCGCGCTCTCCCTCGATCGACGACGACCGGGCGGGGCGCCATTGCGTGATGAAGTGCTCGACGACTTCGATCTTCTCCTGCTTTGTGAATTCACCGGCCATGGCGCTTTGCTTCCTTTTCCAACTGCGGACGCGTCGTCCGGGACATTGAGGCGATCATGTCGAGCACGTCCTGTTTCGACTTCTCGAACGTCTCTTTTTTCATCGCCGCGTGAGATTGCGACTCGGCCTCCCAAACGATCAGCGTGTTTTCCTTCAAAGCCATCACTGCGTAGGGACTCATGCGCCGGATGTCGGCTGCAAGCTTGCGGGCCTCTTTCGAGTTCGCGAGGACATAGTTCGTTTCCGTGCAGAACCCACACTGCACAAGACACCAATGCCTGAGGTGCTCGGCGGTCGGAAACTTCTTCGCGTTCTCCTCCGAGAGGTTATTGAAGCCCTCGGCGATCGCCGCGAAATAGTGATTGTGCGAGGCGCGTGACCGCTCCTCGACGGGCAACATCGGATAGACTTCGCCGACCGTGTATTCGCGCGAGCAGTAATGCTTGAAGGACGGCTCCGGCCGAAAGACGTCGCCGTCCCATTTCAGGAACACCGGGCGCGGGCGCCGAGCCATCAGCGGAGCCTTGCCTTGATCATCTCGCTAGCGGCTTTAAAGGCAAGCCATGCCATCTCTTCGGAAGAGAGCGGCTCGCTGCACGAGTTCTGAGAGACGATGCCGGCTAGCGCCTGTCCGGCATACCAATCCCGGAGCGACATGCCGCGTTGCCCGGGGGCATTGTCAGTTTGATAGTCCTCACGGGGAAAGGCGGGGCCGCCATCATGCAGCGGCGTTCCCGGGCTGCGCGCCTTCTCCGCGACGATGCCAGCCATGGCGCTTTCAAGGTCGGGATACAGAACCCGGTAAAGTTCGCCGTTGACCGCGATCAGAAACTTGCGCTGATCGTCCGGCTCTCCCTCGCGAAAGATGATGCCGATGAACTCGTAGCCCCCGACGACGTGACGCTCGACAACGATCATGTTGTCGTCAACCTTGGCGCTCATGCACCCATCCTCCTGATTTTCTCGACGAGCATTCGCGTCTCGTATTCGAATGTCTCAACCGCGCGCGCGATCTCGCGGATGAACGTCTCGTCGCGGCGGACCGTGAACACCGGATTCACCGGCATGCCGCGGTAGTAGAGGAGGAGATCAACCTCCTCCAAATCGGCAATCCACATCGTTCCGTGCACTTGGGCGCGGTGCTCCGGCGGCATCCCGGCTCCGGCGAGCAGGCGCTCGATCATCAGATCGGGTGCCATGGTCTTGATCTCGAGCGCCTTCTTCTCGCCGATCATCCCGTCGGGAGAGCATCCAGCCCACCCGCCGCTCGGCAGTCGCCGGCGGATGAAGCCGACGCGGCGGACGTCAACGAAGTGTCGGCGCTCGTAATAGGCGCGCGCCTCGGGCTCCATTTCGTTGCCGCGCGTCATCGCCGCAGTCTTGATCTTGCCCTCGGCGATCTCGCCGGTCAGGATCTCACCGGCGAGCAACCGCAGCAGCCGGGAGCGGGTCTTGCTCTCCTCGTCGTCGCGGCCGGTCGCCATCATGACGCGGAAGTTTGACGCCGTCGGCACGCCGAGTCGGATCGTGAACCATTCCTCGCTGCCCTGCTCGACGTCGTCGAACACCTCGACGGTCGCAGGGGCGACCGGCGGCGGGGGCGCCTTGGCCGGCGGCGGCGACACTGCCGGGACGTGCCTACGGGGCGGCGGAGCGGCAACCGGGCGCCTAGCCATGCTTCTTGGCCTCCTGCTCGCGCCGCTTTTTGAAGGCCGCGATGTCCTTCTTGGCGCCGGCGAACTGCTTTGCCGGCAGATCGACTAGCCGATCAATCCTGTATTTCTCGCAGAACTTGTCCTCCGGAAGCTGGGCATCGGCGATCGTAAGGCGGAGCTCCTCGGCTTCGGCGGCAGAGATCGTCGCCGATTCATCCGGCTGCTCGTGATCCTGCTGCTGCGCTTCTTTCCGCTTGAACCCGTCATTGTCTAGATCTCGGGGATCCTCGCTGACAATGTCGAGCATCAAGATCAGATTGTAGCGCTTGCCGTAACTCGCGCCGCTGCCGAAGCCCTGCTGATTGTTCTTCTTGCCGGAGACCTCTGCGGAAAGCGGAAACCGCGACGCCATGTTGTGACCGTCGACGTGAGTCAGATAGCCGACGACGTCGGCCTTCGAGCCGTCGGCGGAGGGCTCGATCACGTTGTTGAAGGTGAAGCCGTGCTCTTTGAGCAGCGGGCGGCAGACGCTCATGAGATTCGGATAGGTCGAGTAGCGGGTCTTGAGGCGGGCGTTTCCGCGCGAAGTGACGCCGTCGCCGTGATCAATGATGCCGTCGCGGTTGATAGACGGCAGCTTGAACTGCAGCGCATTGAACGCGCGCGTGAATGACTTGCGGGCCTCGCGGTCCTCAATGTCCTTTTGCATCTCGTAGAGCTCGCGCATCTTGGCGGGATCGCAGCGCGGGTCGAGCGCAGCCGTCATGATGACTTCGATCATGCTGCGCGGTGCCTGCGGAGCGGCCGGTTGCCGGTGCGCGATGGCCCGACTCTGTGTCGGCTTCTCAGCCTTCGCCGGCAGTTTCTCGGCCTTCGCCGGCTGCGCGGCCGGTTGCTTGGCGGGCTCGAAGAGCTCGGGTTCGGCTGTCTTGGTCTTGGGGCGTGCCATGGTTCCTCCTGCGGGACCGCAATTCATGGAGCATCCCCCGTCCGGCCAGCAGTCGCCGCACGGGGGATGCGATCGTTTTCCGAAGCGCTCGACGTACATCACAGATCGACGTCGTCGAAGATTGAGCGGTTGCCCTTGTCATCAAGCAATGTGCCATCCGGGGCAAACACCGGGCTTCCATTCGGATGCCGGCTAGCCGCGTCCGCTGCATATTCGGCGCGAGCCGTCTCGCCGTAGTCGGGCGGCTCGTCAACGGCGCCGTGAGTGTTGCGGGCGAACGCCGGGCATGTCTGCTCGGCGGTCGTGTATTTCTTGGCATGCGGGCCGTCGCCGAGGCAGAGCGCCTCGGTGTCGCCGCGGGGATTGTCGGTGCCGCCGCCAGCCCGAGCGATCATCTCAGACCAATAGCGGCAGCCTTCGCAAACCTGATCTCCGGCATAACGTCCCATCAGCGCACCAACGATTTTGGACGCTTGCCGAAGCGGGCGCCCTTGATCTGCACCGACGGATCGTCCGAATAGCCGACGCTCTTCGCATAGGCACGGACGGCGGTCTCGAGCGCGGCGGCTGGAAGATAGGGCCGAAGCTTTTCGAGCTCGAGCACGTTGCGATCGGTGACTTCGGCGAAAGGTTCGGTCCCCATCGTCGCGAGGGCGCCGGATGCCGTTCGCTGCCGCATGATGTCGGCCGGCCGAGCAAGTGTGTCGATATAGGCATCTTCCGCCTTGGCCGCGGTGACGACGGCTTCGACGGTCGCCGAGCTCGCCTGCTCTTCCTTCACCTCCGCGACCGACTCCTTCGCAGCCTGCGTTTCCGGCTTCCGTGCCCGCTCGGCGGCCAGGCGCGCGGCTTCCGCCTCGGCGCGGGCGCGGGCTTCCGCCTCCGCTGCCTCGCGGGCCTTGCGCGCGGCTTCCGCCGCCTCGGCGCGCCGCCGCTCCTGCTCGGCGATCAGAAGCCGGGTGTCATAGTCGGTCAGCAGCCGGTTCAGCCGGTCGGCAATGCCTTCGGCCGCCGCCTTCTTCTGCCCGCGACTGATGCGCTCCATAAGCCCGAAGAACACAGAGTCCGCGGCGCGGCCGCGCTCAAGGTGCGGCGCCTTCTCCGCCTCGTGAACACCCTTCACGCGCTTGTAGGCTTCGCGCATTTCCTTGATCAGGCCGGTGACGATGTCCTTCACCTCCTGCGAGTCGACGACTTCGATCGGCTCGCCCTTGGCGAGGAGCTCGGCGACGGCGTTTTCCAGATAGCTGTAGTCGCGGAGCAGGCGTTCCCGCTCCTCGCCGAAATAGTCGATCGTCGCGGCGTTGTCGCCGATGCCGGGAGTTCTGTCATTCATTGGCGGAGTCCTTCAGGGGTTGCGCGAGATCAGAGGATCTCGACTTGGGGGTAGCCGGAATTGGCGGAGCGGACGAACTTCGCCCGCAACACCTTGTTGTTGCCGATCTTCAGCGCGGCATCGAACGTGATGCCGGCGTCGGTGCAGGCGTTGCCGAAGGTCAGCGCCTCGGCATCGATCCGCTTCGCGACCTCGACGTTCTCCCGCTTCGAGAGATAGCCGACGTGCTCGCCGCCGACATAGACGGCGACCGCAAAGGCGTCGTGCGGGTTGTTCGGCTCGCGGACAAGAAGCGCGTCGATGCCGGCAATGACGCCGGGAAGGTACGGTTCAAGCCCGCGGAATTTCTGTCCGACGATGTTGAACCGCGCCATCAGGACACCTCGCCCTGATCATCCTCGGTGCCGTCGGAGCGGAGCTCCGGCAGCGGTGTCGCGGGCTCCGGCGGCGCTTCCGGAATGACAAGCTGAAGCCCATGCGCGTAGTACGTTCCCATCGCGCCATCGGAATGCTTTACCCATATGGCGTCGTCGCAGATCCCTCGGATTATCCCAATCGGAATGTTGGTGCCGATCGCCGCGACGGTCTCGCCGATATGAAACGTGCGCTGAACGATAGTAACGTCGGCCATGGGAACGACGATGTCCCGGAAACCGATCTTGATATGAACGTCGGTATCGCCGGGGTCGAAGTCGAAACGGACCGTGCCGCGGACGGTGACGATGTCACCTTCGCGGAATGGAATTGCTGTGCTCATTGTGTCGGTTCTCCGGTGCGGCTCTCAGTGAAGCCTAAATGGCGCGGACGCCGCAGTTTTCCGCGCGCAATCTCTCGGTAACGCGGCGCTTCAGCGCGTCGCGCAGTTTCTTGACGGGGACGCCGGCTTTCCGCGCCTCCTGCTTCAGGTAGCGGTCAAGCGTCTCGCGCTCGATCCAGTCGGCGACGGCTGCGCAGGCGGCGGCTTCGTCGCCTTCGCCCTCGTTGCTGCGCAGCCAAAGCAGCGCAGTCGCGATCTGATCGTCGGTCGGCCGCGGCATCATCGCCCCCGCGTGTTGCGCTTGGCGCGCTTCTTGCGGGGCTTTAATCGGCCATTTGCATCCATCCCCGCGTCGGCCAAGCACTCTTCGACCGAAATGGATTCGTCATCATCGATCGGCGTTCCGGGTTCATCGAACATCGAAACGTCCCGCGTGTTGCGCTTAGCGGGCTTCTTGCGGGCCGGCTTGGGGTCGTCCTGCTGCGGGAAAAAGTCGTCCTCCGGCAGATGTCCGGTCGCGAACAAATGCGCATCCTCTTCGGGGGGCAGTCGGTCAAGGTATCGATCCGACGGCATGTCATGCAGCGCCCGCTCGAAATTGGACACGTAATGGCGCCGCTGTCGCGGCCGGCCGGCATAAGGCGCCTGCGGCTGAAGGGTCGCCATCGCGTGCCAAACTCGCATATAGGCATCGTGCAGCGGGCGGTCCTTCACCGAGTCCTTGAAGTTAGAATAGTCGACGCCGAAAATGTGCTCGCTGATCACGAGCGCGACGCGGCTGCGTTTGATCGCCGCCCGGTAGTGATAATCGGACGCGGTGAACTGCTGAACCTGCCCGTTGGTCTCGGGGAACAGGCGTTCAATGTCGCCGGGCCGGCGGGCGCGAACCATGAGTTCGTCGGGCCGGCAATCCTTGGCGACGATCGAAATGAAGGCGTTGTTCAGCATGATCCACATGGGGATTATCCCTTCTTTAAAATTCGGATGACGGTATCGGAGAGGTTCTCTCCGGGAGGGTCCGCGAGTTGCTTCAGGAGGTTTGCGGTCGACGCCTTGATCGCGACGTCGATCTTGCCCTCGGGACGGATGCAGAGGGCAATCCCAAGGATCGGGCGCGCCTTGCGGGCAACAGCGATCCGAACTGCCTCCTCCGAGAGGGTGAGGCGATAGGAACCCTGCGGCGGGAGGGTGATCTTTGCAGTCATCGGTACAGCCCTCCGTCAAGCATCATGACGGCGGCGAAGTCGTCCGAAAACCAACTGATCAGGATCAACGCGAGGGTGATCGCGAGGATCACGGCGGACGTGTAGGCTCCGGCATCCTGCCGGAACTCCGCTTGATCGATTTTGGTGACGGGGTTTTTGGTGCGGTCGAGCATTCGTTCAGCCCTTTCTCGGTTCTGACGCAGGACCATAATAGGGAAAATCATCCCCGGCGTCCACACCTCGAGCGGGGCCAATGTGGATTTTTGTCCCCGTACGGGTTGCGCCAAAAAGGGCCGCTCTGATATTGATCGTGGCATGTGCCAAAAACCGATCATCGATAACCTGCTCGCGATCGCAGCGGCGTACGGACGGGCGACCGGGAAAAGCCGGACAAGCATCAGCAAGGAATTCTATGGGCGGGGGGATTTCCTCGACGACCTAGAAAACCGAGCCCGGACGATTTCCGTGTCCCGCCTCGACAAGATCCTTGATGACTTCCGCGCCAAATGGCCGAGCGTTGCGACCTGGCCGTCGACGGTGCCCGTCGACATGAGCCAACACCCGGAATGATACTTGGGGATTTTTGTCCCCTCTCCTGTTGTGGAGTGATTCGGCCCACTGTATGTTCGCCGAATCATGTCGCATCACCCCGACGATCACCCGGACGACGTTGAAATCGTTCCGATGAACCTGCCGCTAGACCGTGAGACGGTCTCGTGGTTGAGTCGCGTGTCGAAGAACGACGCGGACGCAGCTCAGGTTGTCGCAAACATCGTCAAGATGATCGCCGAGGAAGATGATCTCGCGCATGCGACGCGGCATTGATCAACCCGAAATAGGAGCGCCTATGGCACGAGGTAGCAAGAAGAAGGACGACACGGAAACGGAAGCCGACGCGAAAACCCAGGCGGCCGCTTCCCCGCACAAGGACGCCGTGATCTCGCAGAACAAGCTCGTCAGCCTGATGAAGGCGAAGCGGGCTGCGAAGAAGGAAACGAGCGAGACGAACGGGCGGATCGGGCAGCTGATCGGCGATGCAGTCGAGAACAACCATCTGCACCGCAAGGCGTTTGCCGTCATCATGACGCTCGACAACATGGAGCCCGAGAAGATCGCGGACTTCCTGTCTCACTTCAACTACTACCTTGACATCTCTGGGATCAACAAGCGCGCCGGCCAGGTGATGCGGATGGATCTCGAGGGCGCTGCGCAGGAAGCGGACGCCGAGGCTGCCAACGTCACCAAGTTTCCGACAGCCGGCAACGCGTGATCTCGCTCGGGATAGACCCGGGCCTTACCGGCGGCATCGCCCTCGTCGAGCAAGAGGGCGATCGCCGCCGAGTTCTTTTGGCCGTCGACATCCCGACATTCGGGGAGGACGCGAAGCGCCGCGTCGACGTGCTCGCCGTGCTGCGGCGGCTGCAGTCGTTCAAGATCACCGCGGGTTTCATCGAACGCGCCCAGGCGATGCCGGATCAAGGGGCGAGCTCCGGCTTCATCTACGGCCGCGCAACCGGCGCGCTTGAAGCCTGCATTCTCGGCCTCGGCGTGCCGATGCGCGTCATCGAATCATCGGCGTGGAAAAAAGAGCACGGCCTGATCAGGCCGAAAGACATCGACAGCGACGCCTGGAAAAAAGTCGTCAAAGAAAAAAGCCGGCAACGCGCGCTCTTCCTGCATCCGGAGTGCCGCGACATGATGCCGCTGAAGCAGGATCACGGCCGCGCCGAGGCCGTGCTGATCGCCGACCACGGACTGACCTTGCTGCAACCACGGCCGGATAGAAATCCCCCACCGCGACGAAAGAAGTCCGTCCCGCAACTTGATCTGCTGGACGAAGCCTCGGACTCCGCATAGTCCTATCGCTTCCAACCGCCAAGGAAGACGATTCGAAATGAAGGGCGATCCCCGCCGAGCGCGCATCACGTTCAACGCTCGGCAGAAAATGAGCGCGTGGGATCTTCTCCGCGCCCTTGAAGATGATACCGCCGCGCTTGCGATCTTCGATCCGCAGTATCGCGCGGTGCTCGACAAGCTAGATTTCGGCAACGAGGGGCAGCGGCAGAAGAAGCGTGCCGCATTGCAGCAGATGTCGGATAGCGATATTTGCCTCTACGTCGAGCAGATCGAGCGAATACTGAAGCCGTCGGGTTACCTGATGCTCTGGATGGACAAATACTCGATCGGCTCGGGACATCATCTCCGCTACCTGCGACACACCGAATGGATGCGCATCGTTGATCTCCTCTGTTGGGAGACAACCCGCTTCGGCATGGGCCGTCGTCTCCGTAGTTGTACGGAATATCTCGTCATCCTGCAGAAGGAGCCGACGGGCGCGAAGCACACATGGTCGGATCACAGTATGCGCGATTTCTGCTCCGAGGCTGCCGCGCGCGATACTCACCCGCATGCGAAGCCGCTCGAGCTCACGAAAAAACTGATCAATGCCGTGACACGGGCGGGCGATCTTGTCGTCGATCCGTGCGCCGGCAGCTATGTCGTTCTCGACGCCTGCCGGGCAACAGCGCGGAAGTTCGTCGGTTGTGATCTGATCTGAAAAGGGAGGCCGCCAATGGCGAAAGAAGATCGGCTCGATTGGTTTCCGTGCGAACCTAGCCGCCTGCTCGGCGCGCTCGCCGGCATGAAGTCGCCGAAGCAACTCGTTTACCTGATCGTGCTGCTTCGGATCTACGAGTGCGGCGGCGCCTGCCCCGATTCGATCGAGGCGCTTGCGCTGCGTACCCGCATGAACAAGCGCATCGTCACCGACGCGCTATCGGAGCTCTTCAAAGAGCAGCGCCTGTATCAGGGCGAGGGTGGGATTCACAACTGGAAAGCCGACGAGGTAATCGCCGATTCCTTTGCTCTCCGTGAAAGGCGCAAACAAGCCGGCTCAGAGGGAGGAAAGCGAACAGCCGAAAAAACCAAGAAAAAACAGCATGAGCCGCCTAGCAACGCTGCAGCAAACGAGCAGCCGAGGGGTAGACAATTACAATTACAAGATTCCCTATTCTCTGACGAGAATAGGGCGCCGAGGGTTGAACCGAAGCCCGCCGAGCCGGAGCCCGTCGGCGAGTCCGTCGCGCTCAAGAACCCACCCCCGGATCCGGAGGCGGATTATTTCCGTCGTGGCCGCGAGGTGCTCGGAGCGTCGGCTGGCGGCATGCTGAAACAGCTGCTCGTCATGAAGGGTGGAAATGTTGCGCTCGCCCGTGCGGCGATCGAGCAGGCGTCGACACGGGGCGACGCGAAGCAATACGTCGGCGCGATGGTGCGCGGATATGGGAAGGGAGCAACCGCCAATGCAGAAACTCGGGTCGTTCAACAACCGCGCCTTGGTGCCGCAGGAATCGCCCAGCGGATCAGGCAATCAATCGCGGAGCGCGCAGCTGTCCCTGATGCGCCGGAGTTCTTCTCCGCCGGCGATCCGGAGCCCGGCGGCGGATGTCGACCTTCCCCGCCGCCTTTGGGACGCGTGGATCGAGCCGGGTAAGCCGAGGCTACTGCGGCGCGAGCTCCTGCCGGCCGAGCGCGAGGTTCTCGAAGCACGGCGCAATGAAATCGAGCCCTGGATTGCCGGCTACGACGGTGAGGAGCGAGATCACGCCGCCCTCGCGATCGCCGAGATGCTCGGAGGTTTTCGGTCGATGTCGTCGAACTCGGATCAGCAGATTGCGGCGACGATGGAAGGGCTTTTGCAGCTGCTACGCCCCTATCCGTATTGGGCGATCGAGAAGGCCTGCATTTCGATCCGCGTCAACGGCTACACCAAGGGGGACGGCGCGCGAGAGCGCACCTGGGCGCCGTCGGATGCCGACGTCGTTCACGCGGTCAAGGAAATGACTCGGCTGTACCGAGATCAATATGATTCGGCGGTCGCGATGCTCAATGCGGGAGTCGCGAAGTGAAGAGGAAAATGCTCGTTGCTGACTTGCTGTGCGGCGCCGGCGGCTCGTCGACTGGATGCGCACGAGCCCTCGCGGATCTCGGACTCGAGATGGAACTCGTGTGCGTCAACCATTGGGGCGTCGCGATCGAGACGCACAAGAAGAATCATCCGGAGGCGCGACACTACGTCGAGGACATCGGCACCGTTCGCCCTCACTTGCTTGTGCCGGAGGGCTACCTCGATCTGCTCATGGCGTCGCCGACGTGCACGCATCACAGCGTTGCTCGCGGCGGCAAGCCGACGTCCGATCAGCAGCGCTCCGATCCCTGGCACATTATCACCTGGCTAACCGAGCTCCGGGTGAAGCGAATCATCATTGAGAACGTTTGGGAGTTCAAGGATTGGGGGCCGGTCGATCGCCGCACCGGCAAGCCGGTGAAGAGCCGCAAGGGCGAGTATTTTCACGCCTGGATCAACACGATCAAGGCTCTCGGCTTCGAGCCGGAATGGCGGAAACTGAACGCCGCTGACTTCGGCGATGCGACGACGCGGCAGCGCTTCATCCTGATGGCGCGGAGCGATCGGAAGCGCGTCCTCTGGCCGATGCCGACGCACGCCCGCGCGCCGGCCGGCGGCAGCCTCTCGCTGTTCGGAGACATGAAGCCGTGGCGGCCGGCACGCGAGATTATCGATTGGTCGATCAAGGGGCGGTCGATCTATGATCGCAAGAAGCCGCTTGCGCCGGCGACGCTCGCCCGCATCCATGCCGGCGCCGTCAAGTTTGGATGGCCGGAGCCGTTCATTGTCACCTTGCGGAATCACATGGGCGCGCAAGGGATCGACGTGCCGATCCCGACGGTCGCGGCGAACGGCAACCATATCGGGCTAGCGCAGCCGTTCGTCATGGCGCCTAGCAGCAGCGGAGCGCCGCGAACGACGGACGATCCGCTGCCGACTATCACGACGGGAGGGGCTGGCTCAGACGATCCCGGCTGCGCGCGCCCGATGCTAGTTAACCTCAAGGGGCAGTCGACGGCTAACGACATCGACGATCCGATGCCGACGCAGACAGCGCATGCGGGGCATCTATACGTCGCGGAACCGTTCGTGTTCTCGCGCCATGCCGGCGGCGCGCCGCGAGCGGTCGACGAGCCGACGCCGACCCAGGTCGCAAAGCACAGTCACTGCCTGATCTCGCCCTATTACGGGTCGGGTTCCGGTGAGACGTGCCGCAGCGCCGACGAGCCGCTACCGACAGCAACGTCGCAAGCCCGCTTCGGGATGGTCGTGCCGATCACGCATTCTGATGGATCGAACCGCGCGCGCGACGTCACCGATCCGCTGCCGACGCTGACAACTGCGAACCGCGGCGAGCAGGCGCTGATCGAGGGAACGCCGCAGTACGACATCCTGTTCCGGATGCTCGAACCGCATGAGCTCGCCGCCGCGATGGGCTTCAACGATGCCGAGCAGGACTACGAGTTCGCCGGCACCAAGACGCAGAAGATCAAGCAAATCGGCAATGCGGTGTCCGTCGCGAAGATGAAGGCCTGCGTCAAGTCGATCATGTCCGATGCGGCGGCGTCGGATCGCGACTTCATTGCCCAGAGGGCTGCAGAATGAAGCGGGGACGTCACGACAGCGACTATGATGAGGTTCGCCGGCGCGCCGGTTACACGCGGCCGCAGCCGGAGTTTCCTGACGAAGAAGAAGATCGCGCGGTAGCTGCGCGCGTCATGCAGAAGAGCGAAGAGTTCAAGGCGCGCATGGCCGAGATCGACAAGCAAGATGCGCAGCGCAACGGCGAGATGGCCGCGCGCCTCGAAGCGCGGTCAAAGGAGATCTCCCGCCGGATCATCGTGCGCGAATATGCGGCGCTCGGCGTCGCCCCGCCGGAGCCGCTTGTGTCGCTTGCGCTGCTGCGAAAGATCGGATGGCACATAGAGGAAGTCGGCGGTCGCAATGTTCTCGTCGGCCCGTCCTCCGGCGCGCCGGCGCGCAAGACGCGCGAACAATGGGAGGCGGAGCGGCAGGGAGGTGAAGGATCGTGAACGTCGACGACAAGGTGACCTATATGTGCCTAGCTAGGATCCGCGGTGCGGCTTGGGTGCGCGCGGTGCACACCGACGGCACCGTTGATCTTGGCTGCGATGTCGGCTCGAAGCGGCTGCACGAGCTCACGCGCATCGAAATCGCAGATCCGCTGCGGCCTGGAACGTGTTGCGAGGAAAAGAGCGCATGACGAGAAGCACCGACCCGTTCGCCGCCGCCGGCGGCCGCAAGATGAAGAGCGGCCGCGCGCCGCTGTCCAAGTTCAAGCCATGGCCGGGCAATCCGCGCATCCATCCGAAGTCGGAAATCGTGCTGCTCGCCCGCGTGCTCAAGGAGCACGGCGCCGATCAGCCGATCGTCGTCGACGAGGATTGGTTCATCCTCAAAGGGCACGGTCGACTCGAGGCGGCAGGCGAGGCCGGTTTGAAGGATTTCCCGTACGTGCAGCGGCACGGCCTCACAGATCAAGAGAAGGTCGCGATCCGCATCGAGGACAATTCGATTCCGCTGCTCGCCGGCTGGGACAAGGCGCATCTGCAGGCGCAGCTGACGACGCTGAAAACGCAGGGATACGATCTCGCGCATCTCGGCTTCGGCGATGCGCAACTCGTGACGTTCATGTCGAAGCCGACTCCGCCGTCAAGCTTCCAGACGTTGACGGAGGAGACCGTTCACACCGATTACCGGTGCCCCAAGTGCAAGCACGAATGGTCGGGGAAGCCGCGGCCGTGATCTATCGCGTCCCGCTGATGTCTGAGATCTCGCGGATCAAGCCGAACGGATTCCGCGCGATCAGTCTGTTCGCCGGCGCCGGCGGCTCGTCGCTCGGCTACCGCATGGCCGGGTTCAAGATGCTATGGGTCTCCGAGTTCATCGACGCCGCGCGCGAGACGTACGAGGCCAACAAGGCGCCGTACACCGTCGTCGACGGCCGCGACATCCGCGATGTGTCGCCCTCAGAAGTGCTCGAAAAAATTGACATGGCGCCCGGCGAGCTCGACGTGCTCGACGGCTCGCCGCCGTGCTCGTCGTTTTCGATGTCGGGGCGCCGCGAGGAGCAATGGAACACGGAGCGGAAGTACAGCGACAAGAAGCAGCGCACCGACGATCTGTTCGACGAATACGTCCGCTTCGTCCGCGAGATTCAGCCGCGCGTGTTTGTCGCCGAGAACGTCGCCGGCCTCGCGCAGGGTGTCGCAAAGGGCTACCTGCTCGACATCCTCCGGCAGCTGAAGGCCTGCGGCTATGTCGTCGAAGCGCAGCTGCTCGACGCTAAATGGCTCGGCGTGCCGCAGCAGCGGAAGCGGTTGATCATCGTCGGCGTGAGGAATGATCTCGGGCTGCAGCCAGCCTTTCCGGCGCCGCTGCTCGAGCAGGTCAGCCTGCGCCAGGCGTTCGCCGATCTGGACGCAGAAGTCGAGCCGGAGACCGACATCTCAAGGTTCGCGATCGGCCGTGAATACGATCGCCTCGTGCCGGGCCGTTGGTCCGACCGGTATCAGAACCTCGGAAAGGTGTCGCTCGACGATCCGTCATTCGCGATCACAGTGCAAGCCGGCAACCCCAATGCTGCCGGCGTCGTGCATCCGACGGAGAAGCGGAAATATTCGATTGCGGAATTGAAGAGGGTCTGCGCGTTCCCGGACGACTTCATCCTGACCGGGAGCTACCAGCAGAAGTGGGAACGGCTCGGCCGAGCCGTTCCCACTTCTGCTGGTAGCTC